TTTATCTTTTGGTGGTTATGATGGTGCTAACACAGCTGCAACAGAAGAATGGAATGCTAATATTGCCCGTGGGGCATGGACTACTGGTGGTAATTTAAACACTGCTAGATTTGCACTAGAGGGAGCAGGCACTCAAACAGCAGCTTTAGCTTTTGGTGGAAATAATGGATCAGTTAGAGCATTTACAGAAGCATACAATGGAACAGCTTGGAGTGAAGTAAACGATTTAAATACAGCAAGAAGTTCTTTTGGAGGGACAGGAACTTCAACATCAGCATTAGCTTTTGGTGGACAACCTGTTAAAGATGATAATGAATTATGGAATGGAACTAATTGGACAGAATTAAATAATTTAAATACTACGAGAAGACAGTTTGCAGGTGCTGGTGTAGATAGCACAGCAGCGTTAGCTTTTGGTGGAGAAAATGGTGACACAGCTAATCTTGATAGTACAGAATTGTGGAATGGAACAAACTGGACAGAATTAAATAATTTAAATACTGCAAAAAATCTTATGTCAGGAACTGGAATTAGCACGGCAGCACTATCTGTTGGTGGTCCAGGAACCTCAGCTGAAACAGAATTATGGAATGGAACTAATTGGACTGAAGTAAATAATTTAAATGTAGGTAGAAGTAATACAGCAGCATCAGGAACATCAACACTTGCTTTAGCTTTTGGCGGACAATCTCCAAATCCTACAACAGCAACAGAATTTTGGAATGGATCTAGTTGGACTAATGAAAATAATATGAATATAGCAAGAAACCAAATAGGAGCATCAGGAACTCAAACAGCAGCTTTAGCTTTTGGTGGTCATGATGGTTCTAATCCTACAGCAGGAACTGAAGAATGGAACAATGACGGAATTGTAACGGAGACAATAGATTAATATGGCAACTTATAAAGAATTACACGGAACAGATGTAGAAGTGGTAACTTCGGATCCAACAAATCCAGTTGTTGGTCAAGTTTGGTATAACACTACAACCGAAGAATTAAAAACTCGAAGACAATTTGTAAGTAATGCTTGGTCTACTGGTGGTAATTTAAATCAAGCAAGAGCAGGTATGGCAGGTGCAGGCACACAAACTGCGGCATTAGCTTTTGGAGGATCTGCTCCTCCTGGTAATCCAAAATATATTCTAACCGAACAATATGACGGTACAAGTTGGACTGAGGTAAATGATATGAATCTTGCTAGGTCTTTTATGGGTCGTAGTGGAACTCAAACATCAGCTTTGGGGTTTGCAGGAACACTTCTTAATGGTGCTGTTTCAGCTTTAAACGAATCTTGGAATGGAACAAACTGGACAGAATTAGGAGATGTAAATACAGCAAGAAGAAGTACTATAGGGGCAGGAGATAATAATACAGCAGCTATATGTTTTGGAGGTTGGAGTCCTCCTGATTATTATAATAATACAGAATTATGGAACGGTTCAAATTGGACGGAAGTAAATAATTTAAACACGGCTAGAAGAAATCTAGCAGGAACTGGAAATTACCAAGCTGCGATAGCTTGTGCTGGTAACGAGTCTCCTGGTGCAGTTTCAGCAAAAACTGAAAATTGGAATGGAACAAACTGGACGGAAGTAAATGATTTAAATAGAGGTAGAGGTTCTACTGGTTTTGCAAGTGGAACAAGTAGTAGTTTATTATTTGTTGGTGGAGGTAGACCACTTGAAACAGGACAAACAGAATCTTGGAATGGAACTAACTGGACAGAAGTAAATGATTTAAGTATTGAAAGAATTGGGTTAGCAGGAGCAGGGGCAAGTAATACATCTTCTTTAGCTTTCGGAGGAGAGAATCCAGCAGCAGCACAGTCAGTCACCGAAGAATGGAACACAAGAGTTGCTTTAGGTGCATGGGTTACAGGTGCTAATGGAAACACTGCTAGAGGTAATTTAGCAGGAGCAGGAACAAGTACATCAACTTTAGCATTTGGTGGATTTTCTCCTGCGTTTGCGCCACCAAATGACGATAGAACTAGACCAGATACTGAGCAATGGAATGGTTTAACTTGGGCTGCAGTAAATGATATGAATACAGAAAGAAATAATTTAGCAGGAGCAGGGGCAAATAGTGATTCAGCTTTAGCTATTGGAGGTGATGATGATGATGGTTATACAGAAACATGGAATGGGAATGTTTGGGCAGAAGTAAATGATTTAAACACAGCTAGAGAGTTTTTAGCTGCCTGTGGAACAGCAACAGCAGCACTTGCTTTCGCTGGTGAACCAAACGTTGCTGATACAGAAATATGGAACGGAACTAACTGGACTGAATTAAATAATTTAAACTCAGGAAGAATTAAAGCAACAGGATCAGGAACTACTACAGCAGCTTTAGCTTTTGGAAATGAAGCATTAACAGAATTATGGAATGGAACTAACTGGACAGAAGTAAATGACTTAAATCTAGGAAGAGAAAGTTTATGTGGATTTGGAACGTCAACAGCGACAATAGCTGCTGGTGGTAATCACGGAGCTAATACGGGAAGCACAGAATTATGGAATGGTACAAATTGGACTAATCAAGACCATATGAATACACCAAGAAATAGATTGCCTGGTGCAGGAACGTCAACATCTGGTTTAGTTTTTTTTGGTGAAGCATCCTCAGTTTCAGCAGCAACCGAAGAATGGCACGGTGATGGTTTATTACAAGAAGTTATTTCATCATCTTAACATAAAAGTCTTATAAATAATAGTAACATTATAATTATATAATAAGGAGAACTGAATGAGTGATGATATAGTAAAAAAAGACGGCGTAAAAGATATTATTGAAAAAGAAATCCCCAATCTAAACAATCTATTAAGCACAAAAGACCTTAATAATTTTAAGGCAATGACGGAAGAGTTGCGAGATACTTGGACTAAAAAACAAATGTTTCGAACTGAAACTGAGGCGAGATTTTCTGTATTACAAGACAATAGATATCCAACTAAAGCTTCAAAGTATTGGCAGTGTGTTAGAGAACAATCAACTTACTTAGATAATTTAATGACATTATCGTTTGATTATAGAAGAAATGACGCAAAGATTAAATACCTAGAGAAAAAAATATCTAGTGAAACAGACGAATATAAATTAACTAAATACGAAATTGATTTAGATGAATCTCGTTTTGGAAAAGCGTCTATGGAAAAAACTGCAAGACATAGAATGAGAGAAATCAGTATGTGGTCTGGATTAAAGAAAGAATTTAATGACGGTTCTTTTAATGACAAAGATGTTAATCAACATCAATTAGAATCTTATGGAAAACATTATGCACAAAAGGCAAAAACATTAAACAGTAACTCATCTGATACAGATATATTTAATGTAATGGGTCAATTAGAATCATTAAAAAGAATTCAAAAAACTGGTGAATTAGAAAATAGTTATAAAGAGAAAGAACAAATTGAACAACATGGAAAACCAAAATCTTAATTTTGATTTTGTATTTTTAGGTCAATCAATTTTAAAGTATCAAGTACCGTTAGACATTTTTCAGTCGATTAATCAAATATACGAACAAAACTTTCATAGACTTGAACCAGCTAATAAACAGTTAGTAGGTAAGATAGAGAACGAACATTCTTTATTTTATAATGGTACTGATCAATCAAAGATGAAAAATCATAATCTATTAACTACAAACGTAACAGATTATTTTATGACTGTGTTTAAACACTATCTAGCGTTTAATAAAATTAGAGATTATGACACTCATTTAAATTCTATATGGGTGAATGAGATGAAAGAACATGAATACAATCCAGCACACATTCATAGAGGAATGTTATTTACAGGTTTATCTTCTGTAATGATTTTAAAACTACCATCAACTTTTGGTAAAGAATATTCTAATGAAGCTATACCCCAGAACGGTAGACTACAAATATTAGGTGCAGCCAACGGTCAGTTTGCAAAAATAGATTATCAACCACCAATGGACCTTAGAGATTTTTATGTGTTTCCTTATGACATGAGGCATTGTGTTTATCCTTTCAATGGTACTACTGAAACACGAAGAACACTTGCTGCAAATTGTGATGTACAGTTTGACCCAATCAAAAACAGAGGGGCTAGATAATGGATAAACAATATTTAATTAGAGATGACCATATTGGTGTATTTAAAAACTTTATGCCAAATGAATTGATAAATGATTATTTAAATTATTTTAATAAATGTGAACAGCAGGGTGCAGTATATCCAAGAAAAGAAGATGAAATGTTAGTGTCTGATAACGTAATAAACACTATAACAGATACCAATGTTGCAATGACTTATAACAACAAACCCTTTATAGATTTATTTTTTAAAGAAGTGTATCCATTATATGTTCAAAAATACTCTTATTTAAAAAAGTTAGCTACACACAATATATTAGAAGTTAAGATACAGAAAACAAAAGTGGGTGAAGGATATCATACATGGCATTGTGAAAATGCTGAGATGAAAGCAAGAAATAGAATATTAGCTTTTATGGTTTATCTAAATGATGTAACCGAGGGTGGGGAGACAGAATTTTTATATCAAAAGTGTCGTTTCAAACCAGAAAAAAATACGTTGTTAGTTTGGCCGTCACAATTCACGCATATTCATAGAGGCAACCCTCCTTTATCGAATGACAAATATATAATAACGGGTTGGATAGAATACGGATATTAATATGATAACAGAACCTAAATGGAAATCTTATATAGTTGAAACAACTTCACCAATTTTTACACCTAAACAATGTGAAATGATTATTGCAGCTGGAAGAACTGAACCTAAACAAAATGCAGGAGTTGGAAACAAAAAAGGCATTGATGGTGGTGAAATAGATACTAAAACTCGAACATCACATATTAGTTGGATACCATTTAAAAAGATGGCAGATATGTATAAAGACATTGAACTTGTTATGAAAAAAACTAACGGTAATCATTTTGGTTTTGATGGAATGACTATTACAGAAATGGCACAATATACAGAATATCCAGAGGGAGGTTTTTATGAATGGCACGTAGATAATGATGTAAATTTTGAACATGAGCCACCAGTTAGAAAAATATCTATGACTCTTTTGTTATCTCCTGAAAATGAATTTGAAGGTGGAGATTTAGAATTAGGAAAATCAGGTAATGTTGCAAAACTTAAACAAGGTCACGCAATATTTTTTGCTTCGTTTATAAATCATAGAGTAACGCCAGTTATAAAAGGAAACAGAAAATCACTTGTGATGTGGTTCGGAGGGCCTTCTTTTAAATAATGTTTAGAGAATTACATTTTCCAACACCTATCTATATTGCCGATATAAAACATCCAACTCTTAATCAAGAGCTTGAGAGAGATATTGTAGCTTGGTCTAATAAAGATAAAGGTATAACAAGAACAAATGTTCAAGGTTGGCATTCCAATACTAATATGTCTGAACTTCCTGAGTATCAAAATTTAGTTAGAATGTTATATGAATGTCAAAAAACTATCTATCAACAAGAACACTATGAAAGTGAACCTTTTTTAGGCAATATGTGGGCTAATATAAATCCACCAGGTGGAAGTAATCGTGCTCATCAACATCCTAACTCTCTATGGTCAGGTGTCTATTGGATAAAAACACCTAAAAATTGTGGTGATTTAAAGATAGATGATCCAAGATCATCAGCAGCTATGTGTAGACCTAGACAAAAATCAGGTGAGTTACCTACAAGACTACATAGAGAAACACATTACAAACCTATTGCTGGAAGATGTATTATGTTTCCATCATGGTTAATGCATTGTGTTGACCCCAACGAATCTAATGACATAAGAATATCTGTGTCGTTTAATTTTATGCAGAAATGCATGATCATATAAGGAGAGAATATGTTTAAAACAAAAAAATATCAAATAATTAAAAATGCAATTTCTTATGAATTAGCTAATTTTATATTTAATTACTTCTTACTTAAACGGGATGCTGTTAATTTTATGTATCAAAACAATATACATTCACAGTCTCCTATTCTTGGAACATGGGAAGATAAACAAATTCCTAATACTTATGCTTGTTATGCAGATTTTGTAATGGAAACTCTAATGATGAAAGTATTACCAAAAATGCAACAAGAAACAGGATTACAATTAGTGCCAACATATTCTTATGCGAGGACATATAAAAAAGGCGATATATTAAAAAGACATAAAGATCGACCAAGTTGTGAGATATCTACTACTATTCATTTAGGGGGTGATCCATGGTCAATATTCATAGATGAAACAGGTAGTGATAATGTAATAGATGAGTATAAAAATATACATAAACTTAATGCGCCAATAGGTGCAAGAGTTGATCTTGAAGTAGGGGATATGTTAGTATATAGTGGTTGTGAGTTAGAACACTGGAGAGAACCTTTTGAGGGTGATGTTTGTGGTCAAGTTTTTCTTCATTATAATCATGTAGATGGTCAGTTTAAAGATGTAAATCTATTTGACGGAAGAGAAAAACTTGGATTACCTTCAGGCTGTAAGAAATCTAAATAGTATATTAAAAACTTATAAATATAAGAAAGATTTAATGTATAGGAATTTGACTAATGGCAACAATACAAAACATCACTATTGACCAGGATGCTGATTACACAGAAACTTTA